AAAGGTGACATGGAAGATCCCACAGGCGGTGTGCGACATGTTATTCCTGAAAAAGGTAATTATAAAAAAGTTAAATGAAAGGAGCAGCTATGGTAGTAAAAGAAGGATCTAAATGGAAAAGTCCAGAAGGTAAAATTTTTCATGTACTAAGTGTTATCGAAGTCGAAGGTCACACTTGGGTACACTATATAGAAGAACATAAAGTAAACATTTTAGAAGAAGTGCTACCAGGCGAAAGAGAATATAGCTGCTATGTTGAAAGTTTTATCCAACGATTTAGACGCCATGACAACTATTGAAGTTCCTTGGGTGAGTCAATCTAACTATTGGTGGAATGATACCTGTGCTCAAGTAATAGAACACTTCGGTCTGCCGGGCGATAAGTATAGAACCGAAGTTAGCGTAAACAATATGAAATTCCATTTTATCGACGAACAAGATGCTTTTATGTGTCGTTTACTATTAAGCGAAAAACTATGAGCAGAGCATTATTCCTAGGCGACAGTCACACTTGCGGTTATGTTACAGTACCAGGAAAGCAAGGTCCTGGTAGCTACGAAATGTGGCAAGACAACAACTACGCAGAATCATACGCAAGACAACACAATAAACAAACAGCCATATACGCAGTGCCTGGATCATGTAATAGAGTATATCCAGACTGGCTACGAACTATGCTAGACACTCATCCAGATATTGATGAAGTGTTTGTACTGCTGTCTAGTTGGAATCGTTTTATTTTAGCGTTTAATGAAAAGTTATCTCCAGATGTATTGCCTGTAGACTATTTCACTAAACATATATTGAACAAAGATAATCTTGTCGATGTCTATCAAGACGAACTGTTTAAAGGTGATCGTTTCCAGCTGTATAATAAACCTACATGGGAAGATTTTAGCAGTGGTGCTAGCGTGTCATTTAATTATGAGAACGCATTAGTAGATCCCGACATTCGTAGAGATAGCTTTATGAAGGTAAAATTATTCTTTGATCTAAATACTCATCTAGAACAAAGAGACTTTTTTAAAGATGTCTATGCTATGGACAATATGTGTCACGATCACGGGTGTAAACTGTATTTCTTTAACATGACTGAGCGAATGAAATTTCCGCAGTCTTTTGAGTTTTATGGAAAACTAAAAGCAACTAAGTTAGCACCAATGACTGTTGAATCTTACTTTAGAAGCAAGTTTGTTGATCACACAAAATTTTATATTTCAGACGGCGAACACTATAACAAAGACTATCACGACATGATAGCATCAAGGTATTTAGAATGGTTGAAGAACGTTTAAAAGTTCTAATCGCAGGAGACAGTTTTGCTGCCAAATGGCCTGGCAAATATCCAGGCTGGGCAGAATTACTAGAAGAATATTTTGATGTAACTAATCTAGCACAAGCTGGTGTAGGTGAATATAAAATCTTACGTCAGGTACACAGTGTAGATGTAACTTGGTTTGACTGTGTTATCGTATGTCATACCAGTTTTAGTCGTATACATACAAGAGAGCATCCTGTACACAAAGAAGGATTACATATTAACTGTGATCTCATTTATACAGACCTAGAAGCACACAACGACAAGAATAATCCAAGCCTTAAAGCAGCCAAAGATTTCTTTCAATATCATTATGACGAAAGTCAGAGCAAAGGTATCTACTATCTAATACGCAGCGAAATAGCAAGACTGATGGCTTTCTCATCGTACATAGCCATAGATAATTTTAAAGACGCTGCTATCTTTTCTATCGAGAAAAACAAAGTTGATCTATCAGATTTTTGGTTAGAAAATAAAGGTGAAGTAAATCACTATTCAGAAGAAGGAAATAAAAAGTTATGTCAGATGATCAGAGAACAGATCCTACAGTCGGTCGCCTCATCGTCCATGTAGAAGAAGATCCAGAAACAGGCGATTTGGTATTGCCGTTGCCTGAAGAAGTTTTAGAAAAAGCAGGATTTAAACCGGGCGATGTCTTAGTTTGGAAAGACGAAGGCAACGGCTCTTTCAGCCTATCAAAAAAGGTTGACACAACCGAAGAAAAGGATGTATAATAATACAATGAGTAAAATAAAGATAGCTGAACTGTTTTACAGTATACAAGGTGAAGGCCGCTATATGGGTGTGCCTTCTGTGTTCTTGCGCACATTTGGTTGTAATTTTAAGTGTGCCGGTTTTGGTATGCCTAGAGGAGAATTAAGTGTTGAAGCAGAGAATATTAATGCTGATCAGTACACCGAGTACAAATCGCTTCCTTTGGTATCCACAGGTTGTGATAGTTACGCTTCTTGGGATCCTCGCTTTAAGCATCTATCTCCCCTTATGGATACTGCTGCGATTGCCGACGCTATTGTGGATTCGTTACCTCACAAAGAATGGCGGGACGAACATCTCGTAATTACCGGTGGTGAGCCTTTGTTAGGTTGGCAACGTGCTTATCCAGATTTACTCGATCATCCTAAGATGGCTAATCTAAAAGAGATTACATTTGAAACAAATGGTACTCAAGAACTAAGCAAAGAATTTGCCAGTTACTTACACACTTGGGCACATCATCATGACAAAGACTTCTGGCGTGAGATCACATTTAGTGTAAGTGCTAAACTTCCGTGCTCAGGTGAAAAGTGGGAAGATGCTATCAAACCAGAGATTGTGTGCCAATATGAAGAATACGGCACAGCCTATCTAAAGTTTGTTATAGCAACAGAACAAGACTTTGCTGACGCAGAATGTGCTATTGCCGCATATCGTTCAGCAGGATTTACAGGACACATTTATCTAATGCCAGTAGGCGGTGTAGAAAGTGTCTACGCAATGAACAATAAGAATGTCGCCTTGTTGGCTATGAAGCATGGCTTCAGATATAGTGACAGACTACAAGTACCTCTGTTTAAAAACGAGTGGGGTACTTAATGACCGAAATCCATAAAAGAACTGTAGTTCGTGCCGTAACATATCGTATCATTGCGTTGCTTATTACAGCTCTGTGGACTGGGTTAAGTGATGCTGTTATTATTCATGTTATTTTAACAGCAGTACATTATGTACACGAGCGCATTTGGCTTAAAATTAAATGGGGTAAGATATGAAAAAGATTATTAAGAAGATCCTAGGTTTAGACGAAGTTGAAGCTAATATTGCTGTCGCTACTCAAAAGCTAGAAGAATTAGAGAAAGCCAAACAAGCTGCTGAAGAAGCGGTGAAACAGGCACAAGATGAAGAAGCACAATCTAAGCTAACTCCAAAAGAACGTGCTACTGCTAAAGGTGAGCCTTGGGTAGCTGTTTTGGATACCAAGGTTAATCCAGAAAATATCCGTAATGGATTCTTTGAGCTTGACTGGAACGAGCAATTTGTAGTACAATTAAAGCAAGAAGGTTACGGGTTTGACGGTGACCCAGATGAAGAAATCGTTGATCGTTGGTGGAGAGATATCGTGCGTAATATGTTAGGCGAAGAAGGCCAAGATACTACTCGCGGTGCCGGCTACATCAATGTTATTCCACTTACTAAGGACAAATCGGAAATTTCATGACATACATCTTAGTAGATACTGCTAATACATTTTTCCGTGCTAGACATGTGATACGAGGCGATGCTGATATTAAAATCGGTATGGCGTTTCATATCACATTAAACTCTATTAAAAAAGCATGGAAAGATTTCGACGGTAGTCACGTGGTATTCTGCTTAGAAGGTAGATCATGGCGTAAAGATTATTATGCTCCTTACAAGCGTAATAGAGCAGAAAGTCGTGCCGCACAAACAGCTACAGAGCAAGAAGAAGATAAGTTGTTCTGGGAAGCATTTGACACATTTAAAGAATTTATATCAGAAAAGACTAACTGTACAGTATTACAGAATCCTGTGCTAGAAGCCGACGACTTAATTGCCGGTTGGGTACAAAGTCATCCAAACGATAATCATGTTATCATTTCTACAGACAGTGACTTTGAACAATTGATCGCCCCTAATGTAAAACAATACAATGGCATCAGTGAAGTCACTATCACACATGAAGGATACTTTGATGACAAAGGCAAGAAAGTCAAAGACAAAAAAACAAACGAAGATAAAGCAGCCCCTGATCCAGAATGGCTCTTGTTTGAAAAATGTATGCGTGGTGATACCAGTGATAATGTCTTCTCAGCGTATCCAGGTGTGCGTACTAAA